ACGTTTACCCAACATAGAGCGTCCGAAGCGCCGACGCATACGCCTGCGTCTAAACCTATTACGAATAGCCATAGCTCCGAGATATGATAACGCACGAGGGTGCTTAAACAGTAACTGTTCAACCAAATAGGGGGTGGCGCGTATCGCTAGCCTTCCTAAACCGTACGCAGTTTGTAAAGCCATTTAAAATAAGGGGGTGGCGCGGGGGGACCGCCCCGGTATTTATAGTAATAAATTTTTGGGGCTCGAAGCGGCTCAGCAGAAATAAGCAGGCGGTGAGCCCCGGGGGGGGGGTAATACTTATAGTCCGCTCGCGCGGACACCCCCCCCGGGCTCACCCGCCTCTCCACCATGGTAAACGCGAGCCCACAAATATGGAACGAGAACCAGGAGAACCAGGACCCGACCAGGCTCCTGAGGACGCTGTACCCGGAGTGGCTCCACGACGGAGACGACAGCGGGACCGATCCAGAGGATGGTGCTTCACACTCAACAACCACACGGACGCCGACATCAGACTCATCACAGACCAATGCAACGCCACCGACGCCAAATACATATTTCAGGAGGAGGAGGGAGAGGCAGGCACTCCGCATCTCCAGGGATTCGTCCACTTTCGAACCCAGGTGGCTTTTACCACGCTTCGACAATGGAACAGGCGCATCCATTGGGAACGCACTCAGGACATTGCCGCCTCAGTCAAGTACTGTTCGGACATTAATAAGCGTCAAGGCAGGATATTCGCATCCGGATATACGTATTCGGACAGAGACCTACGAGTCGTGGCCAGAGATAACTTCTATGACTGGCAATCCGCACTGCTCGAGGAGCTGCAGGGGGAACCTGACATGAGAACAATAACATGGTACACAGACACGCTGGGAGGGTGTGGGAAAACGGCTTTCTGCCGTTACATGGTACACCACATACCAAACGTACTTTTCGTTTCGTCAGGAAGCGCCAAGGACATTTGCTACCAAGTCATCAAGAACAGCTGGGATCCGAAGACGGTGATTTTCAACTTACCGAGGACAGCAGAAGGAGCGATGTCATACTCCGCAATCGAGCAACTGAAGGATGGCTTACTTTTTAGCGGCAAATACGAAGGGGGAGTTAAACTATTTCCTCCACCACATGTACTAGTCTTCGCAAACTTTTTCCCCGACGAAGCCAAATTAAGCGCAGATAGATGGAACCTCCGCGAACTACTAGCGAACCCCCCACGTTTACGCCAATAAAGAGGAAACATTGACTCGGCCGTACCGGCCTCGCTAACCCTAACCAACTCGGCCTTCGGCCTCGCTAAATTTTATCACATCGGGCAGGTGCATGTCCGGCGATGTATATTCAAATAACTATCTAATTTACGCAGTATCGCCACTAAAACTAAGATTATATCCTCTAACTATCTGCATCGCAGGATTCACTCCAGAAAGAGTAGGAATAACAGCGTACATCCAGTACAGCTTACTTCCGCCAGGTTGGGGTGGGCCAGGAATAGCGCCAACACCACGCCAGACAGTTTGTTCGATCTTCTGCACCGTTTGTCTCCACTTAAACTCAACAGGCATAGCACCGGGAGTTAACAAAGTCTCGCGCGACATCAGTATCCTTCCGAAATCTTGACGAAATTCCGGTACAGCAGTAGGGTCCCAACTCGAACTCTTGACACCCGTAGTAACAGCTTGCCACTTGGCTAGATCGGGGTTGGCAATCGCAGCGACAACCCATATCCTAATCCTATAAGGACTAGTAGCTTCCGGAGGAGCGGAAAACTGTATAGTCGCCATGCCACCCCTCAGTACAATATCATTTCCAACGAATTCAGGAATACCACTCGTGGAAGTATTAGGTTGAACACCTCCAGTACCCGTCCAAAACGGCGTAGGATCATTTATCTGTAAAGCATCTCCATTTAACATAGCTTCCAATCCAACGATAGTCTCCACCGGACTTGCTCCAGGATTCCAGGTCCAAGTAACTGTCTTGAACGAACGCCAGTGATTAACAGCAGTAGTATCACGCCACAGTACAGCCTTCCAACGCCTTCGACTCAGCCTCCGCGTTCGGAAATTATTAGATAAAAAACGAGGCCGCTGCGCAGTGGTGGCTTGAAACCTGCGGCCGAAACGGGCGCGTTTCCGGGGGCCAAAGCCCCCGAACCCCCTAGAACGTTTACCCAACATAGAGCGTCCGAAGCGCCGACGCATACGCCTGCGTCTAAACCTATTACGAATAGCCATAGCTCCGAGATATGATAACGCACGAGGGTGCTTAAACAGTAACTGTTCA